GATGATACACCTTACGAAACAATATATCTTGTAAGATCCCTAGTTTCTACAAGAGAGATTGGATTCTTACCTGGCGATCATGAAGATAAAGCAGACATATATCAAATCCCATACAAACATATGGTAAAATATATGTTTCAGATGCCATCTGATGCAGACTTTGAAATGCTATATGGCAATCTAAAAGCACAAGGAACTATAAAGTTTTGGTCAACTTCTTTTATTAGAGGAACAACTCTTGATAATTCAATTGTTATAGTTGATGAATTTCAAAACTTGAATTTTCACGAATTAGATAGTATAATGACAAGAGTTGGGGATAATAGTAAGATTATGTTCTGTGGCGATGCCACTCAATCAGATCTCACTAAAACCAATGATAGAAATGGTATTGTTGATTTCATGAAAATATTGACATCAATGCCTTCAGTAGATATTATTGAATTTGGTTTAGATGATATAATACGTTCTGGACTAGTAAAAGAGTATCTTGTTGCAAAACTTGAGTTAGGTATGTAATGTTTAAGCATATTGATTTGGAACTTCCTAAACTAAGTAGGGAGACTATAGATGGAGTTCGTTATTATTCAGTTCCAGAAGAAGATGAGTTAATTAAACTTGTTTCTATTACTTCAGTTACTAGTCATTTTAATAAAGATATCTTTGTTAATTGGAGAAAAAAGGTAGGAGATGAAGAGGCAGATCGTATCACAAAAGCGGCTACAACCCGTGGAACTGACATGCATACTCTTACAGAACATTATCTAAAAAATGATGAAGAACTACCTAAAGTTCCACCTATATCAGATTTTCTCTTTAAAATATCGAAGGGAAAATTAAACAAAATAGATAATATTTACTGTCTGGAAGGTTCCCTATATAGTAGAGAATTAGGTATTGCAGGGACAGTCGATTGTATTGCAGAATACGATGGAGAGTTATCTATAATAGATTTTAAAACGTCTAAGAAACCTAAACCCAAAGAATGGATCGAACATTATTTCGTCCAAGCAATGGCATACGGTTGTATGCTCTATGAATTAACAGGAATAACTGTTAAGAAACTTGTAATTATCATGGCATGTGAAAATGGAGAATGCGTCGTCTATGAAGAGTATGACAAAAGAAAGTACATCAAACTCCTCACCAAGTATATTAGAAAATTTGTTGGGGATAAACTTGACCTCTATGGAACCAAATAAAGAACTAGAAAAAGCAATTGAGAGTAAATTTTTGACTCCTCAGAAATTTGCTATGGAGATTGAAAAGATCGTAGCAGAGGAAGAATTCAATTATATTGATGCTATTTGCTACTATTGCGAAATTAATGGACTTGAGGTAGAATCAATAACAAGACTTATTTCAAAACCTTTGAAAGAAAGACTTAAGTGGGACGCAACCCGTCTTAACTTTATGAAACCTACATCAAGAGCAAAACTACCCTTATAATGCCTTCTAAATCTGAGTTAATGCACTATCGCTTACAAGCAATTATGCGTGAACATACTTATCCTGATTTAGAATATCTAGGTGTTAGAAAAGATAGTATAGGAATTCCTCAACACTGGTATAGAATTGGTGAGGCAGAGGTTCCTGTTGACTCTATAACTGAACTAGATACTGAAGAAAATGATGAAGACGAAAGTGACACCCTTTGAGACTTATCAAACATATCTTTCCATGAAAAATCATTTTACTAACCGTAAATATGATTTTTTTACGTATGGAGGGAAATCAAGAGCAACTATGACATCCTTTAATAAAAGGAAAGATAAGTATTGGTTTGAAAAGACTTCTAGGAAATATTCTGATCAAGAAATTACAGATTTTTTACTTGCAAACTTTGTAACTGCCGACACACCTCAAAATTTATGGATTGGAGAAATAATAAATTCTGGAGAAAAAACGTACGCAGACTGGATGAAACGACAGCAGAGTTTGACTTACTTGTTCAAAGAACAATCAACGGAATTGCTGTCGGAAAAAAAATTAGAAGAAGTATTCAATTGCTCGAAAGGACATCCAATAGTTCTCAAAAAGTATCTGGGTGGAGAAATATCATTAGAGACACTTACAATACTGGAAAAAATATTCTCTTTCGTAAAAAACTTTGATACAAAATTACAAGATCCAGTGTGGGAATCCGTCAGTTTGAAGATAAGGAAATATCTACCTTTCCTAAATATTAATGTATTCAACTATAAAAAAATTCTGAGGGATTTAGTAGATGAGTAATTTTTTTGATTCTGAAATAGTTAAAAAAGAACTTGTCGAAATCAACAAGTTACAAGAACAAGTGTACTCTCGTGCATTTGGTTATCCATTTATGTCCCGTGAAGATAAAGTTGAACATATTGACAAACTAGTTACATTATTAGAAAAGCAGAAAGTCATGTATACTAGACTATCTCTTTCAGATTCGCCAGAGGCAAAAAAAATGACACAAACATTACAGAAATCCATTTCAAGTATGGGTTTCCCGCCTGGTACTGATATGCAGATTTTGTTTAGTTCCATGAATGAAACTATTCAGACATTGAAACAAAACATCAATTGACTTTTAATAGTTTATCTGCTATAATCCAAACATCCAACGAATCCAATTAATCCGAGGTATCCAATTATGTCGTTTGCTAATCTTAAAAAGCAATCTAAATTAGGCTCTTTAACTGCAAAGTTAGTTAAAGAAGTTGAGAAAATGAACAATAACGGTGCAACAGGAGATGACCGTTTATGGAAACTAGACGTAGACAAAAGCGGAAATGGCTACGCTGTTATACGTTTCCTTCCACCCCCTGACAAGGAGGATCTCCCATTCGTAAAACTATACTCCCATGCCTTCCAAGGTCCTGGTGGTTGGTATATCGAAAACTCTTTAACCACATTAGGACAGAAAGATCCAGTATCTGAATACAATTCAGAATTATGGAACAATGGAACTGATGCAGGTAAAGAAACTGCTAGAAAGCAGAAACGTAAGTTAACTTACATTAGTAATATCTACGTTGTAAAGGATCCCGCAAATCCTGAGAACGAAGGTAAAGTATTCTTATATAAGTTCGGTAAGAAGATCTTTGATAAACTCACTGCAGCAATGCAACCTGAGTTTGAAGATGAGGAAGCAATCGATCCATTCGATTTCTGGCAAGGTGCAAACTTCAAGTTAAAGGCAAAGAACGTAGCAGGATACAGAAACTATGATAGTTCTGAATTTGCTGCTGTAACTCCACTACTTGATGATGACGATGCTCTTGAAGCAATCTGGAAGAAGCAATACTCTCTTGAAGAGTTTGTTGCTGCTGATCAATTCAAATCTTACGATGATTTGAAGAAGAGACTTGAATCTGTTTTAAGAGTTGGAAGCACTCGCATACAACCAACAGAAGATCTTGAACATGAAGATGATGATCGTGGTTCTGCAGAAGAATTAGTTACTGCTGCAACTCAAACATCATCAACTGAAGATGAGGATGATGCGTTATCATATTTTGCTAAATTAGCACAAGAATGATATTAGAATATACTAGAAAGGGGTCGTTTAGACCCCTTTTTTTTATGGAGATTTGATTCTCGTATTGGCAGTTCTGATTAATTTTGTATTAATAAATTGAGAAGACTTTGAATATTTCATTATCTTTCTCATATCCTTTAAGAATTGTTGTAGATACTGTGGTTTCAGTAATTCAATATTTCTTTTCTTCTCATTTACACGAGTTTCATATTCATAGTTGGATATACCAATTCTAACTGCGTTACCTGTTAGATTAGTAAGTGGATTAGAAGGGTCTGGTATTGAAAAATCTTCATCTACAATCTGACCCGCAGGTAAAATTAATCTATTTCTAAGATCCTTAATTTGAATTGTTTCATAATATTTTGTTGCATTTAAACTTGCACCATATTTTTTGAGAGCAAATTCATATAATTCACGACTATTTAATGGCCACTCATTGTTTACATTAACTATTCCCGCAGTTATTAACACTACCCAATCAAGATCACTTTGCCCATATACAGATTCTGCAACTTGATCTGGACGGAAACCATCTTTAACAGTTATTCTATCAAAGATAGTAAAGTATTTTTTCAAATCGTCTCTGATTTTCACACGACGAAATAAGTTTTTAACTTTTATATAATCGAAAGAAGAATTTCTATCTGCAAGTGGAGACAGATATTCGACATTTGGTAACTCTCTAAAAAATCCCATTAGTATCCTACTCCATTTCCTGACTCTTCTGATAAGTAATCTTCTCTGTATACTGGTGTCAATTCTCTGAAAGTTAAACCTACATTTAAATGTACGGGATTTCCATCATGGTATGTAGCATAAGTTCCAGAACCTGTGTAATTTACAGACATACTAGTAAGTGCAGATGGTTTAAAAGCATTTAAGAATGGATGTTGGTCTTTTCCTTTCATATATGTCAGATAAAATATATCTGGAGATTTTAGAAATAAACCTTTTACTGTTTTTGTTCCTCCCCTCTGAGCAGACATTGATTGTTTAAGAATTCTTATGATAACTTTTACTTGCTCAGCTTCTTTTTTACTTCTTGGAACTATATCCCAATTAAATGAAAAGTCTCTACCAGTTACACCATTGAATAGTAATTGTTGATTCTTATTGAGTGTTAATCCAGTCTCTCTTTCAATAAATTGTGCATTTCCACCACCTACAGCATTTGCAACCAGTCCTGCGACTCCTGCTGTAAGTAAATTACCAGCTACTGCTCTATCTGTTTGTGATAACTCATTTATTGCTCCTGTAATATTACCAAAAGCTGCTGCCCCCATAGTAGCAATACTACCCTCTGCATTCATACCTGCAGCTGCAGTAGATCCTGCCAACATTCCAACTGCATCTACACTTGACATTCCCCATTCTGCAGATCTACCATCTTCTACACCTTGAGGAACTGGTAGTAAAATTGTATAGTTAATATCTTTTTTCGCAATTTCATCACTAGTTTTTAAACGAAGTGAATCATCTGCTCTTTCTAAACCTGGTGGAGTGAACGAAACAATTTCAAGTCTCATATAATCATCATACTCATCTATCTTTGTATAAGGATATCTGAGAGGTGCAGATGATTTTGGTGTTTCACTAGGTGCTTCAGTCTGTTTACCTAAATCCTTATTTTTCTCAAATGTGGGTAACGGTGCACCACTTTTAATCGCTGCTTTTGCACTTGACTGATATTCTTCAGACCCAAAATATTTCTCTTGCTCTGCGTAATTTTCTCCGAAATTGACCATTATTATCTCTTTTTTTATCTATTTAGCCTATATTTACCAAAAGATAAATTTTGGGCATCGGATATCTCTTCATCAGTTATATTATACAGACCACCAACTATCTCTGGATAGGTATATTGTCTTGATTGTCCCCAGTGAAAATTAATTCCTTTGAATCCCCAATCAAACACACCCGTAACTGCTACTAAAGGATATTCATCATACCTTAACTGAGGTGTTTTGGGACGATATACAAAAGTATAATACTTTCCAACCTCTGGAGCACCACCCTCTGTTAATGCACCTAGAACCTCTTGGTAGATATCATCAACATCTCCCAAACCTGTAAAATCTTTTAATACATCGGATAGTCTACTCATACTCCTAGTTCTTTTTCTGTAATTACTTTAAACTCCCACCCACGATCTAAACAATATTCGGTTGCTGCTTTCCATTTTGATTGATTTTTAGCATATTCATATGCTTCACGAATATAACCCTTTGTTTGTCTCTTTGGTTTTACTGGAGGTTTTGTTTGTTTTTTAGGTTTTACTTCTATAAGGTATGATTTAATTTTATTATGGGATTCTTTCACTTTGATGTAAAAATCTGGGAAGTATCTATGAACCCTTCTATCAATCGGTGATCTGTAAGGAATAGCAATTTCTTCGCTCCACCACTCTAATATATTTCTATTTTTATCACAATAAACCATAAACTTTCTTTCCCATAATGAACGATACACTATATTCATGGGATTACCTTTATACTTCTCAGGATGAGATGGTCGGTATTTTCCTTTATATGTCATGCTAAATAAGTATAATTAAACTCATATTAGATATTTAGTGTGGAAAAACCGAGACCAAGAAGGATAAGCGATTTTAAACCAACTCTAACTAATCTAGCTCAAACTTCTCATTATGAAGTTCGTTTTGGTAGAGCAGTTGGAGGATTAGGTAGTTACTTAAGAAAAAGAGGAGTAGATAAAAGATTCATAGCAGGAGAGATGGGTTTACTATGCAGTCAGGCAACATTGCCAGGTTCGTCCCTTGCTACTGCAAACATCACTGGTGCTTATACAGGAATAACAGAAAAATTTGCACATAGTAGAATATATGTACCAATTAATCTTACTTTTTACGTTGATGATGACTATAAAGTTATTAAATTTTTAGAGCACTGGATGGAATATACTGCAGGTGGAACTCATGCACCTGGTGGAAGAATAGGACCTATAACTCAAAGCAAATCAAACTATTATGTTAGGATGCAGTATCCTGATGATTATAGAATGGAAGAAACTAAGATAATGAAGTTTGAAAGAGATTATTCTAATAATTTAGAATATACTTTCTTTAATCTATTCCCACAAAACCTAAGTGCTGTTCAAGTTGGATATGATGCATCTAAGATTTTAACTGCTTCTTGTGCTTTTGAATACACTCGTTATGTTTGTGGTCCTATAAGTAACATATCTAAGTATCGTAGTGGTGCAGGGTATAATAATCTTACCATAGCGGATGTTAAGGAGAGACTTCAAAGTGAGAATGATGTTACAAGACCTGATGTTGAGGAACAGGTCATAACTACAACAGATTCAACAATAAGTTTATCTGGTAGTAAGAAGAAAAAAACAAAACCACAATATCAAATTAATAGAGAAAAACAAAACAAAAGTCGCAGAAGTAGTTTTAATTAATAAGTGACGATAACCCTGCTATATACTATACGAATTGCTATAATTTATTATGCCTTTACCAACCATTACAACTCCAACGTATGAGTTAGAGTTGCCTGTTACGAAAAAAACTGTAAAATATAGACCTTTCCTTGTTAAAGAAGAAAAAATTCTTGTTATAGCAATGGAGAGTCAAGATGAAAAACAAATTGGTCGTGCTGTTAAGGATGTTCTTTCCAGTTGTATATTGACAAAGGGCATTAAAGTAGACAAACTACCAACTTTTGAGATAGAATATCTATTCCTACATATTCGTGGTAAATCTGTTGGAGAGCAAGTTGAAGTTAATATTACTTGTCCTGATGATGGAGTGACACAAGTTCCTGTATTAGTTGACATAGATCAAATAACATTTGATGTAGATCCAGAACATGATAAGGATATAGTTTTAGATGATAATTATACTCTAAGATTAAGATATCCATCTCTAGGACAGTTCATTAAGTCTAATTTTAATGATGTTGATGTTTCGGTAGAAGATACTTTTGAGTTGATTGCTGAGTGTATTGATCAAGTCTTTAGTCCAGAGGAATCATTTGTTGCTTCTGACTGTACAAAGAAAGAGTTAAATACTTTCCTTGAACAACTTAATTCAAAACAGTTCAAAAAAATTGAGAGATTTTTTGAGACTATGCCAAAGTTGAAACATACTTTTGATATAGTTAATCCTAAAACTAAAGTTAGTAATCATATCGTTTTAGAAGGGTTATCGTCTTTTTTCGATTAGCCATGGCTCACGAATCTCTTGAGTCATACTTCAAAACAAATTTTGCCTTGATGCAGCATCATAAATATTCATTAACAGAGTTAGAAAATATGATGCCTTGGGAAAGAGAAATATATGTAACTCTCTTATCTCAATATATTGAAGAAGAAAATTTAAAAAATGGTGTAAATGGCGGTTAACGATCAATTTTTCAATATAGGTAATAATCCCAATCTGGATGCAGCAGATACTGGGATAGATCCTGCTACGGGAAAAATTTTGACACCCGCAGAAAGAAAGAAGATATTTAAAAGTCGTATTCTATCCCAACAAAATAGACAGAAAATAGCTAGAACCAGTAAAATGGCTTTTGGTGGGGGTGCTTTAGTATTAGCAGGTAAAGGTGCTATAGAAGAAAAGAGAGTACAAGCAGAGGGTGGTGCTTTAGTTGCTCCAGTTAATAATTTAACTAAGAGAGTAGATGCATTGGAAGCTAGTGTTGCTAATATACAAACATCTCTTGCTAACATTAGAAAAGTAATTATAAAAGGAAATGAGGTTGATGCTAAAATACAAGAAGAATTAGCAAAACAACAAAGTCTTTTCTTAGAAAAGAAACAAAAACAGGAGGCAGAGTCAGAATTAGAAGAAACTGATTTAGAACAAGAAGCAGGAAAAAAGGTAGAGGAACAAGAGAAGAAAACATTTGGTTTCTTTGAAGGTTTGAAGAAAGCAATAATGGTTCTTTTTGGTGGTTTTATTGTAAAGAAAGCATTTAGATTGTTTAATGCATGGAGAGATGGTAATACAGAATTATTCAAAGAATTAGGTATAGATTTAAACTCTGCTCTTCAACAAGTAGTAACTGGAGTTTATTTCTTCAATAAAATTGTAGGCAATTTGATAAAACTTGCAGGTAATTTTGCTAGAAGTATTGGTAGATTAGTTACTAGGGTTGTAACTTTCCCATTTAGGATTGCAGGAAGAATTATTAAGGCTTCAATGGGAAAGGCATTTGCTGCTATAAAAAGAGCGATACCTGGTCCTTTGAAGAAAGCATTAAAAATGTTAGGTTTAGGTAAAAAGAAAGTAACTCAAGAAGTTGGTAAGAAAGTAGTACAAAAAACTGCAGGTAAAATTGCTAAAAAAGGAATTTTAGGATCTATACCTATTATTGGTACTGGTCTTGATATCTGGGGTGCTGTAAGTGAAGGTATGAAAGGTAACTGGGTGGGTGCAGGATTATATACTGCAGGTGCTATTACCAGTTTAATACCAGGTATGCAAGGTATTTCAGGTGTTTTGAGTGTCTCTGCCATGGGTCAATCCATACATGCAGACTTGAAGAGAGATGCTAATAATGAAGGAGTTGATGTTACAGGTACTGGAGATAACGTTGAGATAAGTGGTACGGGAAGTCAAAGTTATGAAAATCTTGGACCAACTGCTAAAGCACCAGTTAAGGTAAATGTGATTCAAGCTGGGCAGAAACAACAATCTAACGGGAAAAAGTATGCTTCTGCAGGTAACAGTGTGCCTACTAATATTAGTTCATCAAATAAAGATAATTTGTATGATAATTTCTCAAAATCAACTTATAACGCATACTTAGCATAATGGCAGTAGCAGCATTACCACCAGGAAAAAAGTCTCCCATAGATTCTATGAGGTCTAAGTTTCGTGGTTTAAAAAATAATATTAAATCAATGTCTAAAACTGTTATTGGGATACAAACAGCATTGCAAAAAGCAAATGAATTGAAAAGAAAACGTTTAGAGACTATTAAAGAGAATAGAATAAAACAAAAAGACCTACAACAAAAACAAGCAGAAGAAGCAAGATTAGAAAAACCTAATTTAATGTCCTCATCATTTTCTAATATCAAAGATTCTATTAAAAAAAGTGGTGGAGGTATCCTTAATAGCGTGTTAAAAATAATTGGACTTTTTGCGGGTGCTTGGTTATTTAAAAATATTGATAATATTAAAGATACGATTGAAAAAGCAGTAAAAGTAATTCAGGATGTTTGGACGGGAATATCAAATTTTGTTTCGGGAACTTTTGATATTGTAAAAGGTCTGGCTAAAA